ACTATTTCCCTAAAGCGTTTGGGCGTGGCTGGCGTTGTGATCGTCAAGCGTGGAAGTCGTACAGCAAGCCAGAAATACACGGTGCGCCGGGTGGCGATTGGCTGCACTTTGAGGTCTCACCAATGTTTGTCAAGCAACCTGCAAACCTTATACAGCAAGCGTTTAAAAGGGTATTCACCGAACTGCCACAGTAATGCCCTATGGTGGAAACACCGACGATAGGAGATGCATTATGGCAGACGCAAAAACATACATTTATGAGGTTTACACAACCATCATGGACAGCCAACAACACGTGCTTGTTCAGATATTTCGTGACCCAGAGACCGACAAAGTGCTACACGCACAAATTGCGTTTAAGGACGCAATCGGTGACTCTTGGCAAACCCCTTACCAATTGGAGAAAAAATGACCTATTTAGCGATCAAATTAGGCGCATGGGCACTTAGCGGCTTAGCGTGTTTAACCCTGCTCTGGGACGCTCACAAAGCGCCTGACAGCCTGCCAAAGACCACAGGGCAACAGACCATAACCCTGACAAGCATTGTGCCCACCACGACAGCTGCGCCGGCTACAACCACCACCGTGCCAAAAGGCTGTGCCGAATACGTGGCAGATGCAATTACAGCAGGCTGGCCAGCAGATCAAGCACCAGTGTTGGCGCGTGTGATGTTTCGCGAGTCGCGCTGCAACCCATTGGCATGGAACGGTAAAGACTCAAACGGTGGCAGTCGAGGTTTGCTGCAAATAAACGGCGTACACGAAACGTGGCTAATTGAGGCTGGCATCATTACGAAACTTGACAATCTGTTTTACCCAGATGTAAACATTAAAGCCGCGCTACACCTTTACCGTATGGTCGGCTGGTCAGCATGGTCAAGCACATATGGCTGATATTCCATATCCCGAAACAGGCATAACAGAGGAGACCCGACAAATGTACCCAGAAACTTATTCAGACAAATACAACAAAGTGTTTAAAGAATTTATAGATGACATCTTTAGACCAAACCACGTGCCGAAACCTGAACAGCCAGACCACTCGATATTGCTAGATGAATTGGTTGTGATGTATGACGCGTTTATGACACTCGGCGGTGATGCAAATCGTTTTAATGCCAGCGTGCTAAAGGCGGCCATAAATGTTATACGCGCCTTGTAAATTATGCGGTTTAACAATGCACGGCACAAGGTACAGACATAACCCAGAAAAAGTCTTATGGTTACACCCCAGCCTGAAAGCGTGTAGTAAGGTCAAACCAATATTCCCGACTAAGAGAAAGAACCCGACATGAGTAATCAACTAGAAATGTTTACAACCACACTTGGACTGGCTGGAGAACGCACACAAGTTGCGCTCAATCATCCATCTGTAGCAATCGCACACAACGCACCAGACACGTCACGCGAAGCAGGCGAAGCAGCCAAACCACACGCAGGCAAACAACGCGAACTGGTGCATTTTTGGATTAAGTGGGCTGGTCGCACAGAGGCTAAAGGCATGACCGCAGACGAAATAAGTGTGCTACTAGACCTACCTGCACAATCGGTGTCAGCGCGCATAAACGGCTTGCATCGAGACGCGTACATTGTTGACAGCGGCACACGCCGTAAAACACGGTACGGCCGTAATGCGATTGTTTGGGTGGCTTGCTGATGGCACACTTTGACCTAAGCCTGTACGAAACCGTTGCACAACGCTTAGTGCGCTGGTGGGCAGAATACCCAGACGGCAGGATTATCACGTCCATCCACCACTATGACGGCTCAACAATTATCATGCGCGCAGAGTGCTACAACAACGATGACCGACTTATTGCCACAGGCTATGCAGAGGAGGTCTTTGGCAACAGCCCTGTAAACAAAACCAGTTTCTTAGAGAACTGCGAAACCAGCGCCATTGGCCGTGCGATTAGTAACAGCCGCATAGGGCACACAGGCGAGCGCGCATCAGTAACCGAAATGGAAAAGGTCAACCGCATTAACAGTGCGCCGGCTAAACCAGATAGTCACGGCAGTGCTACACCGAAGCAGATTGGTTTCTTAAAGAGCCTTGCACGTGGTAAAGGCTGGGATGATCTGCAGCTGCTCGACTACATTCACAAACTATTACAGGTAGATGATTGCGTTGTAGAAACACTTACCGCTGGGCAATGTTCAGCCGTCATAGATGGGCTAAAAAAATGAGCGAAATGACAGAACAACTAAATGTGCTTAAGGCAATCCTTGACCTATTGGTACAAGTCAATGCTCAAAAAGACTTTATTGGCAAAACAGAGATTGACAGCCGTCTGCGTTGGGCCGCTAAAAGCACTGCAGACAAAATCCATCAACTCTCAAACCTGAACGCATAAACCTATGAACGACCCACGCGAGGAATACAACCGTTTACATGATCACATGAGCGCGATTGCGCGTGAGCGTGACTGGCTACTAAAAGAGGTAGAACGCCTGACCGATGAGCTAGAACTAGCGCATGAAGCATTACGCAGGGAAATGCCATGAGCCGCACAGTCTGGGGCTTGTTGGCCGTTATAACAGTTTGGGCAATCTTGATGGTTAGGTCAGATAAGAAACGTCATTAAACGCAACACAATCGGCTAGTAACCGGATACCTAAGCCTGTCGCAGGGCGGTTGGATGATCTGCGGTAACGCAGTTAGACCAGCGCGCACAAAACCTGCAACACGAAAGGCACTGTGCTAAGCGTTGGGGCGACTCGTAAACATAATCGAGTGATGTGCAAGGTAATCGGATTGAGGCAGCCCGATGGGTAGAGCATCATCACTCTGTCTCGACTCACACATACAGATGACATACACTTAACAAACCGACACAAAGGATTAGCCCGGCATGAAACCTAAACAACAGCAAACGAGAGCAAGCCGCTTGCGGCGCGGTAGCAATGGGTAAAGAACACAGCAACCCAGAATACAAACGCAACCGCACAATCATCTTGCAAGGCAAACCCACGTGCAACTATTGCGGCCGACCAGCCGACACCGTTGATCACATCGTTGCGTTAATGAACGGCGGCGATCACTCGCTCGATAACTTGCAACCATGTTGCGCGCAATGCAACAACCGCAAAGGACACAAAGAGGTTTCACAACGCAACCGATCAGTGAGCCACGCAAGAGCGGAAGCAATGCGAAACCATGCAATACCAATCGCAAAAACAGAACCGTTTTTTGCTGACAATCGCACGATCACCCCGACCCAAGTCTTGTCTATCCCAACCAGCCCTAACCAGCCCCAACCGGCAGGGATTGGTCATGCACAGCCAAGATTGCAAACATCCAGGCCAGATCATGTGGGATCGTTTGCGCCGCAAGTTAGGGAATGGGCCAGTGAGCATCTGGGCGTGGAACTTATGGATTGGCAGTACACCGCGCTAGATGGTCAGTTGCTTTATGACGAAAACTTTGAGTTAGTTAACAGAGTTAGTTTGGTCAGCACGGCGAGGCAGTGTGGAAAGACCCTAGCGCTAACAGCGTTAATTGGCTGGTGGCTTACAGAGATGCCAAAGATACGTGGCAAAAAACAAACCGTGCTATCTACAGCTCACAGGCTTGATCTAGCGGTCATGTTGTTTGACGAACTATCGCCTATTTTAGAACAGCGTTTTAACGCAACCCTAATGAAATCATATGGGCGTAACAGAGTAACGATGCCTGACGGCTCGACTTGGTTGGTGCGCGCTGCCAATAATTCTGTGGGTCACGGAACTAGCCCATCGCTTGTGGTTGCTGATGAGATGTGGGATATTTCGCGTGAGGTCATTGACGGCGGACTTTTGCCGGCTCAACGCGCACAGGTTTCACCGCTTTTGTCTATGTGGTCAACGGCTGGCACAGAGGCAAGCACGGCTATGTTGCGTTGGCGTGAGCAAGGTTTGCGCGCTATTGACACAGGCAAAAACGCATCGTTTTATTTTGCAGAGTGGTCACCGCCGCCAGACATAAACCCGATGACCCCAGAGGCATGGGTGTACGGCAACCCAGCGTTAGGTATAACCCTGACCGAAGCCACGTTGCTAGCAGAGTCAGAGAACCCTGATCGAGCCGCGTTTCTGCGCGCCAGTTGTAACTTGTGGGTGGCTAGCGACAAATCTTGGATACAGCCGGGCCAATGGCCTGCCTTGCAGTACGAGGGCGAAATACCAGACGGCGGCACGGTAGCGATTGAGACAAGTCTTGATGACACACGGTATTTTGCGGTGCGTTGCGTGGCTTTACCTGATCGGCGCACGGTAGCAACAGTCGAGTTTGTAGCAGACACATTTAGCGAAATGTTGAGCCACGTTGAGCGCCTGTGCGCTAACCCACAAATCAAGTTTGCAATCACACCAACCGTTGACAACCACTGGCCGCTATCCCTAGAGCGCCGCAGGGTAGTCGTTGGGTATGGCGAAATACTTAAATTTACGCCGTCAGTAAAAAACATGATTAATGAGAAACTGTTATGGCATGACGGCTCAACACAACTTGCTGAACATTGCTCGCGAGCGGTTGCCGTCAGATCGCAGAATTCCATAGCACTTAGCAGTCAACGATCACCCGGCCCAATCGAGTTAGCGCGCTGCATGGTTTGGGCAGCAGCTCTAACCAGCCGACCCACGTCATCTGGCGGTAAGCCTTTTATTGTTACGGCAACGGGCTAACATCATCTTGGCATCGGGCCGATGGCTTGCTTATCGTCGGGATACCGCATCGCATACCGGCTCGATGCCACCACAAACTGCACAGATTGTGACACACTCTAAACATGGCATTATTCACCAAACCAAATAAAGCGGCTATTAGTCCACCACCGCAAAAAGCTGCTGCCGCTGGCACTGGCTACAACAACTTTTACTCGCCGTCATCTAACAACGGTGGCGCTGCAATGGTTGGCGTTTACTACAACTACACAGAAGGCGAAGCGCGTAACGCTGCAATGTCTGTGCCTACAGTCAGTCGCGCGCGCGATCTAATTGCGTCAGTTATCGGCTGTATGCCATTGCGTATGTACAACGAAATGTGGAACGGCAACGAAATGGAAAAAGTGCCATTAGCGCCGCGCACATGGTTGCGCCGCATTGACCCAACCGTGCCAAATAACTTTTTGCTTAGTTGGTTATTTGATGATTTATTTTTCTATGGTAGAAGCTTCCTTTACGTCACCAGCCGCAGTAAAACTGATGGCTATCCAGCATCGTTTACTCGATTGCCGGCTGCAATGGTGCAGACACTTGATCAGTCAGGGCCAGTCTGGTATGCGCCATCTAAACAAATTATCTTTAGCGGCGGCGAACTAGACCCCAACGATGTCATTCAATTTTTGTCACCTATTCAGGGCATTACCTCGATGTCAACGCAATCAGTTGCTACCGCGCTTAAATTAGAGGCAGCACGGTTTCGCAACGCATCTAGTGCAATTCCTGCTGGCGTATTGCAAGTGCAAAGTGGATCAGAGCCGCTAACAGGCGCTGAATTAGCCGATTTGGCCGCATCGTTCAATGCGGCCAGAGCGACAAACCAGACGGCGGCACTTTCGCCTGAAGTGCATTACATCGAGACAGCAACTAGCCCAGACAAAATGCTGTTAATTGACTCTGCCGAATTTCAGGCAATGGAAATGGCGCGCTTGTGCAACGTGCCACCATATTTGGTGGGCGTGTCAGTAGGCAGTTACTCGTACCAGTCAAGCAAAGAAAGCCGCGCCGATCTGTGGACTTTTGGCGCACGCGCCTACGCCGATTGCATAGCCGGCACACTAAGCCAAAACAATGTTTTGCCTAACGGCACATATGTTGAATTTGACGTAGAGGGATACCTGATGGGTGACTACAGCGAGCGTAACGAGATGGCACAACCAGAGTCCTACGATGAGGTACAGTCGCAATCATGATTAAATTTATTGCATCACAAGTCACGATTGACGCTGCAGCTGGCGAGGCTGGCCGCCGCGAAATTACAGGAATTGCAGTACCCTACGGCGTTGCCGCTACCGTTGCCGATGGCACGTCAGTGATCTTTGAGGCAGGCAGCCTGCCAGTTGACGGTAAAGCACCGCGCCTGTACATGAACCACGACTCAACTAACGCCATTGGCATTGTTACAGAGCGCGTGGACACGCCAGAAGGCATGATGTTTACGGCCAAGATCAGCAAAACACAGGCTGGCGATGAGGCGTTAATTCTTGCACAGGACGGCGTTTTGGACTCTGTATCGGTTGGCGTAAACCCAATCAAATACACCACAGCCAAAGACGGCACAGTGACCGTGACCGCCGCCGATTGGATTGAGTTATCGCTTGTGCCAGTGCCAGCATTTGCAGGTGCGATCATCACCGACATTGCGGCGAGTATCCCACAAGACGAGCCAGAAATAAGTACTATAGAAACAGAACCTACACAGGAGACAGAAACCATGAGCGAAGCAACCATCCCAGCAGTCGAGGCAACCATCCCAACTGCACCAATTTTTGCACAAGCAAAACGCAAATTTGTTATGCCAACCGCTGGCGAATATTTGGCAGCAATGCACGCAGGTGGAGACACTTTCCACAACGTCAACGCTGCATACAAAGAAGCCGTGCGCGATCAGCAATCAGCATTGCAAGCAGCCGCAGGCGATGTTCTTACAACTGATACACCGGGTCTTTTGCCAGTTCCAGTTCTTGGGCCAGTGTTCCAAGACCTCAACTTTGTGCGTCCAGTTGTCACCGCTTTTGGTGCGCGCTCGATGCCAAACACACCAAGCAAGACTTTTATCAGGCCAACAATTACCACGCACACAAGCGCCGCAACACAGACCGAAGGCTCTGCAGTTAGCGCAACCACAATGGTGATTGCATCTAACACGGTTACAAAGTCAACTGTTGCAGGTCAAGTCACGTTGACAATGCAAGACATGGATTTCACTGACCCAGCGTCAATGAACATTATTCTTAATGACCTTGCAGGTGAGTACCTGATTAAGACTGATGACATTGCAGCAGATGCACTTGTTTCAGGCAAAACAGCGTCAGGCTCAACTTGGACTGTTACCGCTGGTGACCCAACATCGTTGATTAGTTCTTTGTATGACGCAGCACGCGAAATTGCAGAGGACAGCAACTATTTTCCAACACACTTGTGCGTAAGCCCAGACGTGTGGGAAAAGTTGGGCGCACAGTTGGACAGCAACAAACGACCAGTTTTGGGTTATGTCACCGATGGCATTATGGGCCAAAACTCGATCGGCAAAGTTGGCGGCATGGGCTACAACAACATGAACGTAATGGGCTTGCAGCTAGTTGTTGATAACAACTTTGCATCAGGCACAATGCTTGTTGTTTACGCACCGGGCTTTGAAATTTACGAAGCCCAGCAGGGTGTCTTGTCAATTGCTAACCCAAGCACATTGAGCCGCACGTTCTCTTACTACGGTTACTTCTCAACATTTGTTGCCAAGTCCTCGTTTATTCAGGGCATTGTAATCGCTTAGTCTGTAGCGGACTTAGACCGCTATGGCAACTTACACAACAGCCAGTAAACAACTACTGTCTAACTACGCGTGCATTAGCACGCTTGAGGAAGCAGGAATTGTTGTAGGCGAAAGCATCACAGTTAGTGGATTGGCTGCGCCGTTTGCAGGCACATTTAAAGTGCTTGACTTACCACAGTACGAGTTCACAGGTGTTGACTCAACAACTGGCGAATTTCAATTTAACCCTGAGGTGGCTAGACCTAACCAAATTATCTACGCCTGCACAGGTGCAAGCGTAAATTATGTTGTTGATTACACGGGCAGTGTTGTACATAACCAAAACTGTACGTGGATTACAACAGCGGAACTTGTCACATATTTGGGCGTGACCATCACAAACCCATCAGACGATTACACGCTTGCTACACAAGCACGAAACGCTGGCAACGATTTCTGTTACCGCCGTAGGCAAGAGGCAGGCTATTTTGACAGCCTTACCACGTCACCGGGTCACGATGTCACGCTGGGCACGCTTATGTATTGCGCAGCTCTTTGGCGTTCACGTGGCAGCATCGAAACAGCGTTTGCAGCGTTTGACACAATGGGCACACCAACCCAGCAATCGTTGACACCGATAGTTAAGCAATTGTTGGGTATCCCCCGACCAGCGGTTGCCTAATGCCTGCACCGTACACAGACCTCTTAAACGAGGCCATAGACGATGTAGCAGCCACGCTAACGGCCGTAAGTGGGCTAAGAGTAGTAACAGACCCGACACGGCTTGTGCCCAACTGCGTGTTTCTATTAGCGCCAAGTTTTACGACCTACGGCGGTAACGGCAACATCGTGACTATGGATTTCCCGCTTAAAGTTGTTGGCTCTGGGCCTGCAGGGTTGCCAGTGCTGCGCGAGATTTTACAAGTTGTGGCGTTGGTGCTGGCATCGGCTGTAATTGTGTTAGACGGCAGACCTGGCTCAATTGACATTGGCGGCGCGTCTTACCCTTGCTATGACCTAACAGTGAAAGTGCAGGCACAAACCGCATGATCTATACCATCGCATCGAGCAAACTTGGCATTGTCGGTGATCCGTTTATACCTGACGAGGGCATCAACGTGGAAGCGCTGTTGTCTGGCGGTTTCATTGTTGAGCAATCCACACCTAAACCTAAAAAACCTGCTAAAACTAGTACAGACACCAACGAGGAGATTTAACCCACATGGCTACCAGCACTTACCTATCTAACCCGTTAGTCACGGTTAATGCCGTTGACCTTACCGACCAGACCAGCGCAGCCAATTTGACCCGCGTCATCGAGGCATTGGAAAGCACATCGTTTGGCAAGACCGCACGCGTTTACACGGCTGGCCTAGAAAACAGCACATTGACTTTGACGATGTACAACAGTTTTGCTGCCACAGAAACTTACGCAACATTGGCTGCATTGGTGGGCACATCCACAACAGTCAAGATCAAGCCAACAAGCGCAGCTACTAGCGCAACTAACCCAGAGTCCACGCTCACGGGTTGCTACCTAGAAACCTTGCCAATCGTCAACGCCGCATTGGGCGCACTTGACACAATTGACATTACGTTTACTGGTGGCGTTTACAGCGTTGCAGTAGCGTAACCAATCACAGCCGGCAACGGCCCGACACAAGGCAGGCAATATGCGTATTAAACTTAAGTTGACCCGTACCACCAATGCAGAGCCAGAGTACCTGTACACCACGTTGTTCAGCATCGCGTTATGGGAAGAAAAATTTAACAAGAAACCATTAGACGCACAAAACTCTGGGTTTCGAGACTGGTCATTTTGGGCTTACACATTGCTAAAGGTCAGAGGCGAAAAACTGCCCGATGACTTTATGGACTGGCTAAAAGAAAACCCAGAAATGGATGTTTTACCAGAGGCAGATGTGACTAACCCAAACCCTACGGACGCGGCACTTATCGACGGCAACTAGCCGAAGTTTGTGCCGCAACAGGTTTCTGGCCTGAACAACAAATACCGTTTGGCACGCGCGACTTGCTTACAGTGATTACAGTCATTAACGAGCAAGGGAAACGATAACTATGGCCGTAAGCGCAAACATCGAGGTGGCAGGCATTAAAGATGCTTTAGCCAAACTTAACCGCATAGACAAAAAACTGCGTATGCAAATTACGCGCGATTTTAAAGAAGTCATGCAACCAGTTGTTGACGAAGCGCAAAACCGTTTGCCGTTTGGCGCGCCATTACGTGGCATGAATTATAAATGGACTACAGCAAGCGGCTACCAAATGTTGCCGTGGTCTGACGCTGATGACACAGTTAAGGCTGGTGTCAGCGGTAAAAAAGTTAGAGAGTTTGCAGGGTTTCAGCAAAACTTGGGCACGTTCACTATTCGTTACAAAGGCCCAACCGCTGTGCTGTTTGATATGACTGGCCGCAAAACACCTAAAACGGATGCAGGCAAAAGGTTTGCAAACAACATGAACCGCAAACATGGGCAAGCATCGCGCGTACTGTGGCCAGCGTGGGATGCAGCCGGCGAGAAAGTTATAGATCAAGTCCGAAAACTAGTTAACCGCGTTATCAACGACCCAAGATTGTAATGTAGTTATATGTCATCTGTACTCTTACCAATTGTCTCGGAGTTTGACGGCAAGGGCGTTTCTAAAGCCATCAAGCAATTCCAGCAATTAGAGACTGTTGGCGCTAAAGCACAATTTGCTATTAAAAAGGCGGCGGTGCCGGCTGCAGCTGCTCTTGCAGGTCTAGGCGTTGCGCTTGTAGGCGCTACTAAAGCAGCAATGGAGGACGAAGCCGAACAAGCACAATTGGCTTTGACATTAGAAAACGTCACTGGCGCAACAGACGCACAAGTTAAAGCCAGCGAGGACATGATCGCGCAGATGAGTCGAGCGTCAGGTGTCGCGGACTCTGAACTACGACCAGCATTGGCAAGCCTTGTACGTGGCACTAAGGACATTGCTACAGCCACAGACGCGCTGGGATTGGCACAAGACATTTCTGCAGGGTCAGGCAAATCATTAGCAGAGGTCAGCGATGCTTTGGCTAAGGCTTACGGCGGCAACATGAAAGGCTTGCAAGCACTCTCACCAGAGATTAAAGCCATGATTAAAGATGGCGCGTCACTTGATGACGTAATGAACGTCTTAGGCGGCACGTTTGGTGGTGCAGCAGCAGAGGCAGCAGACACCGCAGCAGGCAAATTTAAAATACTGCAAAACTCGTTAGACGAAACTAAAGAGTCAATTGGCGCAGCGTTGTTGCCAGTAGTCGAGGCTGTGTTGCCGTA